GGTTTCTATGGTAACGCTGGTGCATAAGCATTAGTTTAGCTGTAGACTAAAAATAGGAGGGCGTGGGAGTTGTATCCTGCGCCCTTTTTTAGTATAATATAGCTATTATAGTTTTTTACATAGGAGCAAACAACATGTCGGCAAATCTTAGAGTAGCATACGTTACCTGCAATACTACGCTAGTCAATACAGCAGTAGACACTGTAAGCGGCGTTACGCTAACCGATACTAGAATTAGAGGGGTACATGCACAGGGTGTAGGTGAGTTTATTATCACTGGAACATCTGTAGATGCTTTTGGAAACTCTAATGGTGGTATTATTAAATTCACAAACACAACTAATTCAGATGTAACGGAAGCATACCTTACAGACACAGGTGTTCGGATGGGTGGCCCAGTAGTTGTCCAGTGTCCTACAACTGCATCAACGGTAACAATTTATTATGGCTAATTACACATATCTTGTAAATGATATTATAGGTGCAACTGAGAACGATGGTTCTGAGTTTGTAGCTTATATTCCGCAGATGGTTAATCGTGTTGAAGAACGACTAACTAAAGCTTTGGATGATTATGGCTTAGTTACTGCTACGTCTATTGCCCTTACATCGGGTACAAATACATTTACTCTTCCTGATAATACACGTATTATTAAAAATATTCACATTAAAGAATCGGGAAGTAAGATTGGACTACTGCAAAGAACAGATGAATTTATTAACGACTACTGGCCTGTAAGTGCCAGCACAGGAACACCAAAGTACTATGCAAGAAAAACAAATACCAACATTGTTTTTGCTCCTACTGCAAGCACTACTTACAGTGGTGAGCTTGTCTATGTCGTTAAACCATCTGCTTTGACCAGCACCAATCAAAACAATTACTACTCAGACTTTTGCTATGATGCTTTATTTTATGGCTGCATGATTGAAGCTACTAACTTTATGAAGAACTTTAGCGTAACACCAGTTTACGAACAACAATATCAAAATGCGGTTGAAGGACTGCGCAATCAATCACGTAGAACACGCCGTGACGACATGGAGATGAATGCTTCTCCTGCTGGAGGCGACAATACAATTTCAGGAGGAAGCTAAAAAATGGCTAATATAAAAAATAAAGGATTACAGTTTATTATAAATCAAGCAAAAAAAAAGAAAGTAAAGCCTACACCAAAAAATCCTGCTGATGTTGAAGGCGCACGATTAGACCCAACAACTCAAGGAAGTGCAAATGTTGCTCGTAACCAAGAAAAAGATATTGTTTCTGGAAGAACAGGAAAAGTAACGGCTGCTCCAGAACTAACCTTTCTTCAGTTACAACGTACAGAAGGAAGTCAAGCTCGTGCGGAGGCTAAAGCAGAACTTGAAAAACGTGCTAGAGACACATCTTTAACTAAGGAAGAAAGAAAAAAAGCAAAAGATACTCTTAAAAAAATGGAACGTGCTGATGAAGAGCGTAGATTAACAAGAGATATTCGAGCAAACCAAACAGCATCGGCGAGAAAACCTGTTACTCTTCCACAAACTTCTGCAGATAGAGCCACGCCCAAAAATAACAGGGAGTTTCTTGATGAAAAAACAGGAGAACTTTTTCCTGTGCCTGCAAATTTTTACTCTATGACTAAAAATCAACAGACTCAATATCTTAAAAATCTTAAAGCTAGAGCAGCAACGGGAGAAGATTTATCAGATAAAGGAATGGCTGCTGCAAATAAAAAAAGAGCCGCTGCTGCTGACGCAAGAAAAAAATCTTATGGTGGTTCTGTAGGTAAGAAAACAGTAAAAAGAAAAGTAGGTGGTAAAGTAGGTAAGAAAAAACCAAGAGGTGTAGGTTGCGCTCTTCGTGGTTACGGAAGAGCAATGAAATAATTATGTCTAACGGTAAACAAACATATTCTTTTTATGAAGGGCTTGCTAAATTAAAGAGTGGGTCATTTAAAGAAAAACTTAAGAAGATGTATAAAGAACAAGGAAAGGCAACAAAAAATGCCAGGAAAAAATATTAAGTCTGAAAGTCCATCAGCAGGTGGTAGTGAAATTACTGGTACACGAGGTACTTATGAACAAGGAACTGCATATGCAAAAATGTTAAAAGAACAGGAACGACAACATTTAAAAGATATGGAAGAAATTTATAAACAACTTGACGATAACCGTGGACGTATGAATAAAAAATAATATGATTAAAAAATTTAAAATAGTAGGTGAAAAATTTGGTGAGGCGTGGACAGCATGTATGGTTTGTATGGTTCAAGCAGACTTATCAGTGCTTACTATAGGACATGCAATTACCGCAAGCAAGGTAGGAATCCTAACAGGTCTTGCAATGCTTGTTGCAAGTTTTCTTCCATGGGGCAACAAATGGTTAGGTATATTTTTAACAGGTGTATTTACAATGCTTGCAGATGCACTTATACATGCAAACCATTTTCCAACAGAACATTTAGTAACGGGGTTGGGTGCTATGCTTTTAGCCTTGTTGTTTGACCGAACTTTTAAAGGAAACAAAAAATAATGCCACTAGCTAAAGGTAAAAGCAAAAAAGCTATTAGTAAAAATATTAGAATGCTTAAAAAAGAGGGTCGTCCTCAGAAGCAAGCTATAGCTATTGCATTATCTAAAGCTGGTAAAAGTAAAAAGAAGAAAAAGAAATGAGTAATTATACAAAACCAGAACTGCGTAAGCGTGTTGTTGCTCGTATCAAAGCAGGAACCAAAGGCGGTAAAGCTGGTCAGTGGTCTGCACGTAAGGCTCAGTTAGCTGCACAAGCTTATGAAAAAGCAGGCGGTGGTTACAAAGGTGGTAAAGGAAAGAAACAAAAGTCATTAAGCAAATGGACAAAAGAAGAATGGGGAACCAAAAGTGGTAAGCCAAGTACACAGGGCAAGAAGGCTACAGGCGAAAGGTACTTACCAAAAAAAGCAAGGCAGGCACTCTCATCGTCAGAGTATGCGAAGACTACGGCAGCGAAAAGAAGAGGAACTGCAAAAGGAAAACAATTTGTTAAGCAGCCTAAAGCTATAGCTAAGAAGACAGCTAAATATCGTAAAGCAGCAAAAGGTGGTTTGATAGGTACACATAATAGATTATACTAACATAAACAAACAGGAGAAATAAAATGGTATTAGGATTAGGATTAATTGGACAGGCTGTTAAACAAATAGAAAAACGTAAAGATAAAAAGAAAAAAAACGCTTTTAACGCTGGTGTTCAAGCTGGTATGGAAAAAGCAGGCGGTGGTGCAGGCATGTCACAACTTAAAAAAGGTGGCATGGTTGGCAAGAAGAAAAAAGCCAAAGCTAAAAAAACTGGAGGCGCTCCGCACAATAGGTTATACTAATGGCAGTAAAGAAAAAAGATTCAAGGTTAGCACGTGCAGGTGTAAGCGGTTTTAACAAACCAAAGCGTACACCTAATCATCCAAAGAAGTCTCACATTGTTGTGGCTAAAGAAGGCGATAAGATTAAGACTATCCGCTTTGGAGAGAAGGGTGCAAGCACCGCAGGCAAACCAAAGGCAGGTGAGTCAGCACGTATGAAGGCAAAGCGTAAATCATTTAAAGCTCGTCATGCAAAGAACATTGCTAAAGGTAAAATGTCAGCAGCGTATTGGGCAGACAAGGTTAAGTGGTAATGGCTATAAGTAGAGCAGCGACCAGTCAGCAGGTGAGCAAACCTGGTACGAAAGGTAGGTGGTCTAATAATAATAAGTCTACTGGCACGGGACGTCCAAGGGGCGCAGGTCAGACGGCTCAAAGGCAGACTGGTCGCAACCAATCAGGACATAACAGATTATACTAAGGAGAACATAGATGGCAACGTCAGGTACATATAACTTCTCAATGGACATTGACGAAGTAATTGAAGAAGCCATGGAAATGATTGGCGGTGAAGCAACGCTTGGTAATGAGCCAAGGTCTGCTCGGCGTTCTATCAACTTGCTTCTCCAAGACTGGCAGAACCGTGGCATCCAGCTATGGACTGTCGGAACTACAACTGTTACTGTAACAACCAGTGTTACGTCTTATGTGCTAAGCGATGAGAACATTGACGTTCTCGAAGCGGTAGTAAATCGTAACGACACTGACGTACAATTAGAACGTATTAGCATGGAAGAATATCTGAAGGTTCCTCGTAAGGGGCAGACGGGTCGCCCTACTCAGTTTGCTGTACGCAGAGAGCGTGACCAGGCAAGAGTTTATCTGTGGCCGATTCCAGAGAATAGCACAGATGCAATTAAGTTTGAGACTGTAAAGTATTTCCAAGATGTGTCTAAGTCTTCACAGACTGCTGACATTTCTCGTAGGTTCTATCCTTGTCTTACAGCGGGTACTGCTTACTTCATGTCAATGAAACGCCCTGGTGTTGATGCTGGTCGTATTCAAATGATTAAAGGTGAGTATGAAGAAAGATTGTTAAGAGCGCAAGAGGAAGACAGGGAACGTGCAAGTATGTTTGTACTTCCAGGTCTTAGGTAAGATATGAGAGCAAAAAGAGTATTAGGTTTATGTGATACCTGTGGTTTTAGGTATGAGTTAAAAACTTTAAAAAAGAATAGCTATGGCATGATGGTTTGTCCAGAAGATTGGGAAGGAAGTTATGACTTAAAGAATCATCCACAGAATAGAAATGCAAGATTAAGAGAAACAAATTTTGTTAGGAACGCAAGACCTGACCCAAATATTGATAGAAATTTAAACTGGGAAGCTGTAGCTTCTAATTGGGAAGACGTCAACAAGGACTGGAATACTATATAATGACAAATTTAACAGGTAAACAAATTGCAAATACATATAAGAGTCTTCTCACAGTTCAAACTAGTGTTGAAAACTCAGGGCTAGATTTAAATCTTAGACCAATTCAATCTGGTGATGGTACTAATTCATCTATGAAGCTATCGGAAACAAACGCTGCCTTTACTGGTAACGTAAGTGTTAATGGTAACCTAACAGTTGAAGGTACTTTTGAGCCTAACACAATTAATACTACTGAAGTACAGGCCACTAGAATAGTAGCGACTAGTATTACAACAGACGCACTCACTGCCGATACACTTATTTTTCAAGATGTAAGTGTAAGCAGCCTACGAACAGGCAACTTATATGCTGTTAATATTAGTGCGGGTACGGTTAGTGCTACGAATATTAATGGTACTAATATTACAGTAAATGGTGATAATGTTGTAACATCTGCTGTTGTTGCCTCTGTTAATGCTATCTTTGCTGCTTCAATTGCTGCTAATGCTTCAGCCATTATTGTTAATGCCTCAGCCATTACAGTTCTTCAGACATCGGTAGCCGCTAACTCTTCAGCTATTGCTGTTAACTCAGCAGCTATTACTTCTATCAATAGCTTTATATCTGCTGGTGCTTTTGCTAGTGTAGGTACATCAGCTACGTTAGAAACTAGGATTGCAGCTGTAAGCAGCACGATGGCAACGAGCATTGGTAATAGTAATACAAACATCGCCGCTGTGTCTGCTCTAACAAAAACAAATAAAGATGCCATTACTTCGATTAACGGTATAATTGGAACAGGTGCTTTTGCAAGCGCAGGAACTTCTGCTACATTAGAGACTAGAATTAATACAGTATCATCTACAATGGCAACTAGTATTGGTAATAGCAATACTGCAATTACTGCCTTGTCAGCTACGATGGCAACTAGTATTGGTAATAGTAATACAAACATTGCCGCTGTATCTGTTCTAACAAAAACAAATAAAGATGCTATTACTTCCATTAACGGTATACTTGCAACAGGTGCTTTTGCAAGCGTAGGAACTTCTGCTACATTAGAGACTAGAATTAATACAGTATCAGCTACAATGGCAACTAGTATTGGTAATAGCAATACTGCAATTGCTACATTATCAGCTACGATGGCAACCAGTATCGGCAATAAAGTATCTAAGTCTGGTGACACAATGACTGGAGACTTGTCGTTTGGTGATAACATCAAGATTAATTTAGGTGCAGGCTCAGACCTCAACCTGTATCACGATGGCTCTGACAGCATAATCGAGGATACTGGCACGGGCGACCTTATTATTAAGGCTTCTCAAAGAATCTATATGAAGGGTGTTAATGACGAAACTCTCATTAGGTCTACAGAAGACTCTCAGATTTCGTTATACCATAATGGTTTTGAAAAACTGTCTACTTTAAGCGGCGGAATCTTAGTCTATGGTAACCTGGCTGCAGTTGGTGGTACGTTTACTGGCAACGTAAGTGCCACTGGCACAGTCACGGCTAATGGGCTTGTTGTTGGTGGTATAA